TGTACGTCGTCTTGCGACTTAGCAGAGTGCTGGGTTTTTGGTAAACAGTCGCTACCCCCGTTTCTCTGCAACCCTCGTCCGCTTCCGGCACTGCTTTACAAGGCCTTTCGCAAGTCGGTATCTCGTCCTACCCATCAGGGGAACAGAGTTATATTCCCCTAATTCTCGTTCGAGAATCCAACCGCGAATCGCTTTAAGCCTTGTACGGTCTCCTAGGATTCGGAAGATGGAATTCCATCCGCCAGACCCTAATAGGGACGCGCCTATGACACTCAGGGTATCATCCCTGTTTTTCATAGACCAAAGAGAAGCTAGTAAATAGCCCTCTGTGTCGTCATAACGAGTTAAACTCGTCTCAGCCAAGAACTTGTAGTTGTAACCTTCCCACCCGAGGGTGCGAAGGTTTGTACAAGCCTTGGTGGGGGAAGCTTCGTCAAAGTTAGAAACGAAGCCACCGTCTCCCTGACCGTCAGGTATCCGTAGCCGTAAGGCCGCGGGCACATGCTGGACAAGGAGATCAAACACAGGACGAAGTCTGGAATCACAGCCGTAAGAATTCCGGCGATGAGCCATTCGTCGAACTGCGTTTGCCAACCGAAAAACGGACTGAAGTGACTGCACTCTATCTTTTAGATAGATTGGTTTAACGTCCGAACCCAGGTAGAAATGAGCACCACAACTTTCGCGAAAAGGAGAGTCGATATGACTCTTCTTAACGTTAATGCGAAAACCATAGAACTCAAGACACCTGGAGAAGAGCGAATAGGCGGCCGACGGCAATATAACATCATCGCCATAGGCACTGACTCCTTCAGTTGGTAACTGAAGGTATTCTGTGCAGCATAAAGCTACTGCATAGAATATCAGAGATTCGAGCTGAAAAGTGAAGCCGTTCCCCATACTGGAGAACTTCTCCCATTTAAAGCTTGACCCGCCTACCTTACCGTAGTGAGAACGACATGCATCCATCAAGTGGTACCACCGAGGAGGCAAGATAGCCTCTACGACGGCACTCGAGATAGAATCACTAGCGCTGCTCAAATCAATAGTCGCGAGGAAGTTAGTTTTACTACCTTCCTTCGAGAGGTTTTGATTCTTGCTTTGCCAGCGCAAATCGATCCCACGCCGTCGGAGACGTTTACCGACCATGTCGCCGATTGAACTTTGGAACCAGAGGTTTATCCCTGGTTCCACGGCGATAACTCGATCAGTAGACGCATCCTTGGGCACAGTGATCACCTTATTCCCGATCTCATACGTTGGAAACGCATTTGACCGGAGTATTCTACTCCACGCGGGGTAACAAACCTCGAGCGTTTCGAAGGGGATAAGGTCGTACAGATCACGCGTTATTCCAGTTTCACACTGGAACTTTTTGGCTGGACTAGCGTCCCTACGTCTTATCAACGTAGAGGCGCCAGGACCCCAGTCTGGCATACTGAAGAACTCTTCAGCATCAAAGTCGCCAAGGATGCTCTCTATTTTTCGAATAACTGCATTATGCAGGTAGACGACGTTGCCCTTATAAAGAGGGTCGTTAGAGAGGTCC